GAAAGCTTTAGTATCTTCCATAATCTGTGGTCTTGAATATCCAAAGATTCTTGCAACAGCACCCAATTTGCTAGCAACCATAGAAGTTGCTTTAGCATACGGAGCTAGCACAGGAATCATTGCTAATGTGTCAGCTGCCTTGGCTACTGCAGAAGCTGGTTTACTAATCAAGCCATCCTTCAAAAACTCATCATTGGTAGATGTATTTGAGGCTTTCATAGTCTCCTTCTTCTGTTTTGACCCTGCTTGTTTGTCATAAGGTTTGGGGAAACCGAATTCATCAAGATCTGCTTCCTCAATATGACCTTGTGCGGCATTAGTTGTAGGAACAGCAAGGGTAAGATTCTCAGCCCAACAAAATACAGAAATAGTGATAGGATCAGTACCTCCATTAGCATGTTGTAGAACATCAAAATCATGGATGTCAATTTCTCCCATATTATCAGGCCATCCTGCTTTGGTTATGTCCAGATAATTCTCTGGCCAAATAAAAGGCAAAAGCATTTCACCACCCTGCGAAGAAGTAGGGTCCAAAAGAAGATGAGGCTTCTGGGAAGCCTGAATCAAATCCTGTGCAACAAAAGTTCTGTTGACAGTAATCTCATCACTTGTAACATAAGGATTATAGGAAAGAAGTGCTCGACCATAATAAAAACTATTCCCGTTAACTAAAACCTTCAATCGAAGGTTACACCTAAGATTACGGTAACGATTAATTTTATCAAGAACATCAGCATTGCCAAAAAACTCGGTCCATGGATTGAATCGCGTAACCGAGAGGGCTGCGGATGGAGTCCATTGGTATTCTTTGATCTTGATAGGCCTGCTAAGAAAATTCCCCAAATCCGCATCATTGAAGCCCGAAAGCTTCGTAGTTTCGTCCGGGCTTGCAACAATGTCGTATGACCACGGAGTGTCCCCATCGACAAAATTCGTCGTCTGGGCGCTCGTTTCATTCGAGACTTTAGAGATGTTAAAAGCTGCACCCCCTTCAGCGTCACTATTAAGTGAATTATTGTTATTATTATTATTAATTTCTGTAGTAAGTAATTTATGAAATTAGGATCGAATGCTCTACTCAAAGCATCGTCCGCAATGTGATTGTTTGGTTGGCTAAGCCTCCCCTAAACAGGGGTAGTCCACTGACTGCCATAGATTTGCAAGCCTACACATATAGAGATATCACATAAAACACATAACGTGTGGTATCCAATACAAAAATACTATTTTAAACTTATACCACGAATAGTTCCGGGGTTTGGATTGAGTTTAACGTCATCCCAAGACAGGACGGAGAAATTAAACATCATACTTCTCCTTGAACATGTCCAACCTCATATCATAGGTGGTTTCAAGTTCAGAGCACAGATGAGCTACACCAGCTTTCTGCGCCACATTTTGCATTTGCGTACGACGCTTCTCATACATTACACGTCCATACTGCCACCATTCTCGAAGTGCACCATCAATATTTTGTGCACTCTGGTCCTCTGGCGAAATAGCCTTTGACCTCAAAACGGTGTGGAGTGACTTGAAAATAGAATTTTCATCTAGTACTCCGTGGATCAACCCAGTCTCCTCACAATAATAATTGTGACGCTTCAAGAAATCAGCATCATTATCGTTCATATAAGGCGTGGGGGTTGAGGTTTTGTCGGGCATGGTGAAGATGATTCCACGCTCAGACAAGAAATTGGCATAAGAAATATGATTGAACCAATCAAATCCCTCACGAATAGAGCCTTTCACATCATCCCCATACGTCATGACAGCTCCCATCCATCTAAAAGGTGGAGGATTACCGTCCTTGGCAGGATACAAATGATAATAAGCGCTTCGCATCAACAGAGAATTCACAATACAGTTAATGTAAACTGTCAAATTCTGTCCAGAAGGATTGGAACCACAGTGAATAATCACATCTCCATTATATGCCACACAAGAAAAGGCAACTTCAGTTGCAACACCCTTCATGATAGTAACCTCATCCTCAGTGTAATCTCCGCACTCAACAGCAATGTTAATAAGACATTTGAAAGCAGCAATAATAAGCTGTGATGGCATGTCCAAATCATAATGTCCATAATCACCAGCAAAGATACGATCATCCCCGAATTTCTTCATATGACGAGCCAATTGATCCCACTCAGGACCTTGTGCATTGACTCCCACAGCACACTCGGAGGTGATAGGAAAAAGAGAAAGCAGGCGAGCAACAGGCAAGAAATACTTCCTAATAATCAATTGGGTTGCCCAATCAGCGGCTTGGAAAACTCGAACTTTTTCCTTACCAATCTTTGTGGGTTCATCCTTGACACACGCCTTGAAAATGGAATAGCAGCGTTCACCTTTCAATAGCTTGGCTACCATAGAATCCATTTCTTCCAAAATGAGCTTATCACACTCGGCCGGACAAGCAAAATCAGGGTAATCCTCAGAATCTAAAAGAGTAATCATCTCACTCTTAGGACCAGTTAGAGGAAAACCTTTGGAAGTAGAACGTGGCATAGCATCAATAAAACGAGTTCCATCTCTTCCACACAAAGTTTCCATGGGAGTCAGAGGCTTGAGTTCAGCCTTAACCATCTCAGAAAATTTGTCACTCTGGAAAGTCTCGACAATACTTCCACAGTAATCAACTACTGCCCTATCCAATAGTGATGGTTCCACACCAGGACTAGGATTGGCAGAATATTGCAAGGAAGCTTGCCATTGCCTACTAGAATTGAACTTGGGAGGACCATGTGCTTTCTTGACACCAGTTACTTCCTCCACGAAAGGGGAAATCGGAGTCTCCATAACTTCACTAGTAGTATGAGAAACACGTGAAGAAGTTTGTCCAAAATATTCAATGTTGCTTCCTACTGGTAGAAAATTCATGGGTGACTTTGGATGAATGTCTGTGGACACTACGACTTGTTTATCATAACGAGTCTTAGGGAAAGTACCATTCACGTGGGCAGGGAAACTGCTGACACAATTATGTGCTTTCTCAATGGCCAATAAAATCTCCTTACGCGTAACAATCAATGCCTTACCACTAGCAGTACCAGTGATCCCACGTAAGTGGATACCGGCAATAGTCGGTTTGGCAAATAACCCTAATACAATGGCGCCACACATACCCGTAAAAGTAGGATATGAAGTATGGTATTGGTATCCAGCACCTCCAGCTTCAGAGTTACGAATATAATTCGCACGTACTGGATCAGAAGTTGTAGTACCATCTGCCTTACGATAAAGGACATGGGCATTTCCAGAAACATTAAGAGATTCAGGGAATAGGTGTGTAATGTCGCTGCGTACACCACCAGATGTGATATTAACAAGACACAGATCCTTTCCAGGAATTGGCACCATATTGGATACACCAACCATCCCACGGAAAACACCACCAACGGTGTCGGGATCGAAACGAGTAACCAAAGCTTTCATATCCCTACGATTCTCAAAAACATGAAGAGGAAAAAGATACATAGTACCACCAACAGCCAGGATGTCACAAGACTGCTGAAAATTGTTCTCAACCAATTTGGCATGAAACAAATTTTTCAAGATTTTACTTTCGACTTGATCAGGAGTCATTGTTTCACACTTATGATTGATATGAAGCTCCTGTACAACAGGAACGGCCCAAGGATTAACCTCAGCATTTCGCTCTACAATATCGTTGACATTAGAAGGAGCAAGAGTAGCCTGGTAATCATGTGCCAACTTCATAGATGTGACAATCTTATGAATAATCTTAGCAATCACACAAAAGGAGAAGAATTGAACAGCTTTGCTCTTACGAAGGGAAGTGAACAAATCATCCGTAATATCTCGCCTATTGGCTAATTGTGCGCACATATCACTACGCCATTTGGAAAGGACGCAATAATAAATAGTGGCTGGAAAGAAGAAGGAAAAAAGAAAAGCACCTGCAGACAGTTGACCCATCAACAGACAGGAAATCAACATGGTACTGAAAAAGAACATAGCATGTTTACGCATATTACGTTCAAGTTCAAGAAATTCCTTTCCATGATAAAGCATATAAGCCTTCTGGACCAAGCTGCTGTTAACAACACATTCTGGAATGCGAACAGATATAGCTTGAGAGAATGGTGAAATACTCTCCAATTGTTCCTTAACAGATTCAAAGGTGACATCTTTACAAGATTGTTGATCAAACACCTGAGACAATTCCTCA